CTGGAATTTTATTTAAGATACCAATAACTTTATTTTTAACAAAACGAAAAGCTTTTCCCAAAGTATCACCTATGAAATCAAATACACTTAAAATACCACCGACTACTATATCTGTTAATTCTTTTATAGTTGGAAGTTTGTCTGCAAATTGTTTAAATCCAAATAACCTTGCAACAAAAGCTATAAGTTTTATGAACAATGCTGGTATAAGACCCAAAGCCTTTCCTATGAATGTTGCAATACCCACCTTAATTGTTTCTACGATACTACCAGTTTCTCTAAATACACTCAACATATTATCAACTGCCGACTTGAAAACATAAAGGTAAGCTACAATACCAGCGATAACTGCAATTACAATCGCAACAGGTATCAGAATTGGTGCAAGAGCAGTTGCAACAGTAGTTACTATACCCATTAATGTAGGAACTAAAGTTCCCATCATGAATACTCTTATTGCCATGAACGCACCTTTTAATAATTTAACTGCTTTCATTATTTTACCACCAATGACGCCTGGAGCAGCCATTATGCCTGGAATTAATTGTTTCATCATAAAAACTCTTACTGCCATGAAGGCCTTTTTAAGTGCTGTGATTGCAGTCAAAAATTTACCTTTAAGCATCATTAAGATACCTTTACGAAACTCAGTATTAACAATAAACATCACTGCAAATTTAGTAGCTGCAAAAGCACCTTTAAGTGCAATGATACCAGCTTTTAAACCCATCATAAGAACATTTGGTGCAAGTAATGCTGTCAATCCTAATATTATTGTGAAAAGTTGACCTCCCTCACCCATGCTCATAAATAATTCTTTTAATTTTTGAAATGCTGGAATTACTTTGTCTTGTATAAATTTAATTAAATTTTTAAATAACTCACTATTGAGAATTTTAGGTAAAAGAAAGAATAATGCAAACATACCAGCACCTTTTAACAAACCACCCATCTTACCACCTGTTGCAACATCTTTTATCTTATCACCAAGTCCCATTATACCAACACCAATTCTTTGAGTTGCAGTTAACATACTTGAATCTTGTTGTGCTTGGTCTTTCAACATCTCTTTTCTTTTAGAGGGAGACTCCATTTGTAATTCTAGTTGAAATTTTTTCTTCTGTAGTTTTCTAAATTCCTTTTCATCTTTTTTAGTTTTACCGTCATTCTTAAACCTCTCCTCTTCTAATTCCATTAACCTCTCTATACCCTCAAGTTGTAGTTTAGTTTCACTTTTTCTTACATCTTCATCTAACTGTAATTGTTTTTCTGTAACTAAGTTTTCATTTAGTTTTATATTTCTTTCTAAATCTTTTATAGCTGCAATGTTTTTCTCGGTTTGTTGTATTGTTTTTTTATCTCTTCTTTTGTCTGCTGTTCCATCTTTTTTAACATTTTTTTCGTTTTCTAATCTTAATTTATTGATTGCGTTTAAATTTTCAGCATCAGCCATCTGTGCATCAAGAATTTGGTTTTTCAAATCTTGACGCCTATCTTTTTCAGCCTTTTTAACAAAATCAGTATTGAATTTTATTGCGTCTACTAATTGTTTTTCGCCGTCTGTTATTGCCATTACTTTTTCTTCTTATCTACATACGCATTCGCACCGAAGAATGCGGCTACTAATGCTGATATCGCAACAAAGTATGTGGGTGCAATATCTGCTAATAGTTGTCCTGTTGTTTCAAACCCTATGAGGTCTGCAATTACAATACCGATTGGATATAACAACATACCCATCAATGCGAACCATGCCATTTTTCTCATTGCATCTCGTCTTGCATCTGCGTCCTCTAATTCTTTTCTTTTAAATTCCAAGTCCATCTCTAATTCTTGTGTCGAGATGTGTCCATCACCATTTAAGTCTTTTTTCGCAATCTCATCATCAACAGTCTTTGTTATCTTATCTGCCATGCGACTATCCTCTCATTTTTTGGTTTTCTTTCTCAATCCTTTCATTCTCTTTCTTGATATATTCTGATAATAAACCTACATATATCTCTCTTTCAAATGGTATCATATTTTCTAACTCTGTTAAACTATATTTATGATGTTGCATCAATCCAAAGTTAGTTTTATAATAATTTGTTACGCTGTCGTGTGACAGCATTACACTAAAAAACTCTGTAGCCCCTCCAAGACTACTTCATTTTTTACTTTTGTCTTAGGATTTAAAAATTTTACAGGGTGTCTTAATTTGGGCATTGTGGTGAAAAATTGTAATACAGTTTCTAGTTGTGTTGTATCCATTGAGTCAACAAACTCATCTAATTCTTTTTCTGTAGTGTCAACTGAGTTATAAATTTTATCATCAAAATGTATCTCGTGAATACAGTTTGTTAGGAGTAAAAACATTTTACTATAATCATCTGCATTCTCTGGAACTTTATTCATATCTTTTAGTCTAGGATATTTCATTACAAGTTTTGTTTGTTCATTTACTTTTACTTCATTCGTGTGGTCAGCTGTCATATGCACTGAAACTTCCTCAAGATTAATTTTAACTTTTACTTTGGTTTCTTCATCATCTTGACATATCACACTTACATTAACTGTTTCACCCACAGACTTTGAGCGAAGTTTAAGAAAAATATACTCTACATCAAATATAGGAGATGTAGCTGCATCAACCTTTCCAAATGTGCAAGAGTCTATTAACTGAGTCATGGTATCAACCAACTGTGTTTCATCTTTAGATTCTTGTGCAAGTATTAGTAGTTTTTGTTCTTTTACTAGGAATGGTCTAAATTTTATTTTTTCACCAGTAGAAGGTAACTCCAACTCATAGGTTGGTGTATTTAATTTAGGTAACGCCATTATATTATATCCTTTATAATCTAGACAATACTCTCGGTATTGCAGCTCTTATTTGCCTCTCTGCACTATTAATAACCACTTCCTCAATTCTATCACGCAGTGGTTTTGGTAATTGTGACTCATCTGTTAAGTTTTTCCAATATCTATAACTAAAAGTTACAGATAATTTTTGCACATCAGTTGCTTGTGCAGCTGTCAGTGATTGTGCAGCTATTGTTTTTGGAAAACACTCTACTATTTCCACACCATATCTTCTTCGGTCATTTTGGTCTAATTGGTAAATTTGTAATCCACCACTATATTCATCATAGTAACCTAATGACCAAGTTTGTGGATTGTATGCAAGTCTTTGCCAGGTTTCAAAAAACTTCTTTTCTTTGTAATCTGAAGACATTCTAAATGACGCAGTTATTTCTGCATAAGAATATCCTTGAACTATTTCTCTGCTTGGGCCGTAGATATTTGTGTCTGGACTAGTATCAAGGTTACGGCCTGGAAAGTCAATGGTTTCGCACTGTAGTCCGACTTTTCTTGTTGTTCCCTCACCAGTGTTTTCTTGCATCACTTGTGAGAATACATTATTTAATGCACCTTTAGGTTTACCTCTAGTTCCTTGTGGTGGTAATATTACAACTTCATATCTTGAAGGTAACGCAAAACCATCATCAGAATGAAACTCTGCAAGTACCTCATTTAGAACACCATACGCAGTTCCTTCTATTAATCCACCTAAATTAAATTTGGGCATTATGCTCTTCCTTGTCCTCTATATTGTTTATGACTTCTTCTTTTATTTTTATTCATAGTTGAAGTAATTGGGTTTCTACCTTGAGAAGTTCCTTTTTTTATGGAATCTACTGTGACCTTTACTCCAAACTTAGCTTTCTTCATTATATCATCTTCCTTGAATCTTTATACACTTCTGATTGACTACCTTTCTTAAATCTTGCGACAGGTAATAATGTTGCAACTGTAAATTCATCTGCGTCTACTCTACGAAACCTTGATTTAACTTTACCAGCAAGGTATCTTTTAATTGTTGGTCTGATAAGTCTAATACTTTTTAAATTCTGATAACTAACATTTAATCTAGTTGACTCATCAAACTTTGTATTATTACTAAAGTCTACAACTCTATCTAGTAACTTCATACGAAGGGGTATTGGTAAATAGTGAAAGTTTAATCCTAAAAACCCATCATTGTAATTTTCTAATGGTAACACTAACGGAAATGTATCATAATACGGTAATTTCTTTTTCAACTTTGGGTCATAGATAAACATATTTAATCTACCAAAAAAGGGTCTTGTAGCTTGTTTACCATCTCTTATCAAATCTAAAGTTTTAGGTGTACCAAACTCTCTTATCTTATCACGATACCAATCAGTAGACTTTGGTCTACCTTTTGCAGCTTTCACTACACTTTGAATATATTTACTAGGAACTGCCATTATTTCTATTCATGTGGTCATTTCTGTTATCGTTTCTTATCATATCAATACCGTCTAAAGTTCTACTTAACTTATCTCTATTTCTTAAATGTTCTTCTGCAATCTCTTTCTTGGATTGACCATTATACTGCACTGCATAATGATTGTCAACCATAAAGTCATTAAGGATTACATACCTATCTAAGTGTGGTTCATGCACTCTAAATTTACCAAGTATTCTACCAAATTTACCAGACTTGTCTTTCTCTGTGATAAGTGTTTGTATCGAACCAACGGGCATAAATGTTTCAACCATCTCTTTAGCTTTCAAACCATATTTTTTTTCTTCTAAATCTCTGGTTCTACTCTCTGGAGTGTCGATACCGTATAGTCGAATGCGTTCCTTGTGTAACCATACACCAAACCCTAAGTCGATATCTACATCAACTGTATCTCCGTCAATTATCTTGACTATTTTACATTTATATTCATACATAATACTATTTATACTGTGGGTTGAGATGTTTCTCTGTGAGTATCTTAAATTCCATACCACGATTTTCGCACCAATCCCTTGCAGATTTCCACTTTGCGTTATTGATACCCCATGTCTTTACCTCTTGATACCATTTGCGTGTGCGTTTTTTTGGTGTTTTATTTGGTTGTTTACACTGGTATTCTGGTTTAACTTCAATAATAAACTTCTTAACACCACCACTAGCCTGTTCTATTTTGATATAGAAGTCTGGAAAGTATCGGTGTATTTTACCGTCCCAAGGCGACCTGTAGGGAACAATTACTTCTTCACTACCCCATTCAATCACCCTATCGTTTTTATCACAATAGACCATAAACCTACGTTCCCATAGAGAACGATAGATTATCTGTGATGGGTCACCCTTATACTTCTTTGGGTTTGATGGAATATATTTACCTTTATATGACATAACGACTAAATACCTTTGTATAGGAGTATTTATATATGCCAATAGATTTCGCAAAAGGTATCGCAACTACAGTAGTCAACACAGGATTAAGAAAAGTAGCTGGTAATCTACCAGGCCTGCTTGGTAAGATAAGAGGTAAACAGGGTATTAGAGATAGCTCTGATGTTGCAGATATAGAAAATGCAAAAACTTCTGGTGTTAGTCCTAAATTGATACAATTCCCACTAGATATAGATTCTGACCCAGGCGTTGGTAATCATGGTCATTACATTATATTTTTTATTAAGGAGTTTGCAAAAACAGAACTTAAATTTAGTGATTTTGCACCAAAAGAAGGAGAAGGAAAAACAAGTTTAGAGGAAGAAGAAAAACAAATGGGATTATCCAGTAAAGTAAGAGTGCCAGTAACTAAAGGTGGTCAAGCTCAAACATTGACAGAAGATGAACTTAAAAAACAAAGAGTAAATTATGGTAGAGCATATACAGGTGATAAAAGAAAAAATTTTATTAAAATGGAAACTAAACAAAATCAATTTAAAGATGACACAGTGATACAAAAAAGACAAGGATATGGATACTCACAGGTAAATCATAATTATGGAACATTGCTTGACAATACAAATAACACTGGTGAAGTAGCAGATGAAAATCAACCAATGACTGAAACCACTAAAAATATAAAAAACAAAATGGAAAGTAGTGTAAGAGTTGAAATGCCAAGCAGGAGCAGATTAGATACTGCAATCGCAATGTATATGCCGTCACAGGTTCAAGTATCATACGGAGCAACATATAATGACCAAGAGGTCAGTGGACTAGCTGGTGCGATAGGTCAAGCAGTTGGTGATATGAGTGGTGGTATGTCTTTGTCAGACACATATAATAAAGTCATACCTATGGTTACAGAGGGATTACAAAAGAAAGCACTCATGGCAGGAGCAGACTTACTTGATGGTCTTGGTATAAGTGGTACAAGAGAGGCAATAGAAATAGGTAGAGCTCAAGTAATTGCAGATAGAATGCAACTCGCATTTAAAGGTGTGGAAAGAAGACAGTTCACATATCAATTCAAAATGATACCAAGAAACTCAAGAGAAGCAGATGAGATTAAAAAAATAATACACGCATTTAAATTCAACATGATGCCTGAATACGCAGAGGGTATAAAAAGAGATACACTTAACTATCCAGCAACATTTGAGATAGAATATCACTATAGAGGTAAAGAAAATACCTATCTAAACAGAGTATCAGAATGTTTTCTTGAAAAAATGGACGTAACTTATGGTGGTGATAGGTACAAAACATTTGACCCACATAATAATGAAGGAGCTCCACCAGTTGAAACATCAATAAGTTTAACTTTCAAAGAGATTGAAATTATGCACAGAAAAAAAGTAAATGAAGGATTTTAATGTATTTTAGAAGTTTTCCAGTCATACCATATGATTCCGTTGGTGATTTACAATTCAAAGATGTAACTAATCTTTTACGAAGAGTTGGATTAAGAGCAAAGTTAAAAAGTAACACTTCTCTTTATGATACCTATGATGTAAAAGAGGGTGAAACACCAGAGATGATTGCACATAAATTGTATGGTGATTCAAAATTGCACTGGATTATACTTATGGTGAATGAGGTTACAGATAGATACCACCAGTGGCCTATGAGTTTTATGCAGTTTAATGAATACTTAAATGACAAGTATACAAATCCAGATGGAATACATCACTATGAAACTACACAAAGTTCTGGTGATACGAAAACTAAGATAGAAATATTTAATGAAGTTGATGATGATGCTTACACAGGTCTTACTGCAATTACTAATCGTGAGTTTGAAGAGAGAGAACAAGATAGAAAAAGAAGTATAAGACTACTCGACCCATCATTCGTTGACCAATTTGTAGACGAATACAAAAAATTAATTAATGAAACAATAATCTAATGTCAGTTGCATACGCAGGCGAATACAAATTACAAGAGTGTAAAATAATGTCATCAACAGGTGCTGTTGCACGACTTGATGATAAAGTAATTAGTTTTCAAATATATGAGAATTTATTCTCACAATCAATAATTGCATCTATGACCATTATTGACAATACAAACATGGTTATGAAGATGCCTTTTATTGGACAAGAGTTTGTTGCACTTAGATTAGAAACACCTGATATTGGTGAGATTAATTTTAGTGATAATTTATTTGCAGTCACAAATGTAAAAGTTAGACAAGATGTTAGTAATGATACACAAATTTATGATTTAAGCTTAGTATCAACTGAATCATTAAGAAACGCAAGAACAAGAGTATCCAAATCTTACTCTGGTACAGTGTCCTCAATAGTAACAAGTATATTGAGAGATGAGAGATTAATTGATACAAACAAAAATATCTATGTTGATAGAACAAGTGGTTCAAGAAAATTTGTAGCACCAAATATCAGACCATTTAAATTTATAAGAAACCTTACAAGAGAAGCTGTATCAGAGGAACATCAGGGTTCACCACATTATTATTTCTATGAGAGTTGTCAAGGATTTCAATTTAGATGTGTAGACGGATTGTATAAAAAACCCACAAAGGGAAATTTTGTTGCAGACTCCGAATCTATTAGTAATGACAGCAATAAACAAAGTGGTAACATAGAGAAAGATTATAGAAGGATTTTGTCATTTGCAATTAGTAGAACAAATGATACCCTTTTAGCTACTATGGGTGGTTTGTTAGGGTCAAGTTTAATCAAGTATAATATATTTCATAAAAATTTTCAAACGTATAACTTTAGTTACTTTAAAAAGTTCAAACAGTTTGGTAGGATAGACAAAAATCCTATATACAATAATACAGTGATTGATAGAAGGAGTAACAGTATGGGAGATTTCCCATCTTCTAAAATACATTTACACCCAACTTCTAATAATGGTTTGAGTGACACACAATATTACGATACAGATATAGGTTATTATCATAAAGATAATAGTATAGAGCAATGGTTACAATCAACGAGAGCAAAATCACTGGAACTCAATGGTGGTATGAATATTCAATTAAAAATACATGGTTATAGTGAATTATCTGTGGGTGATATGGTTAACATAGAATTACCTATCACTGGAACAGACCATGATAAAGAACAAATAGACACCATGTATAATGGTAGATTTTTAATCACACAACTGAAACATGATTTTGACCAATCAGAAAGACAACACAGAATTTTGATGAGTGTGGTAAAAGACTCAATACCAGAAAAATTTAAGAATACAAAATCATCAGAAGAAATAAGAGGTAAAAAGGGTAAAACCTATGCACCATCATATTCATAAAAAGGAGAGCTCATAAAACACAATTTATATCACAATAACCCAATATGGAGATTTAAATGAAAAAAGGTAAAACAAGAAATAGAGTAAGAAAAATGACATTTCAAAGTCAATCAAGAACAAACATTATACCAATAGACAGGGGGACTAAATATAAAGATAAGTTTTATGAACGAGGAACGGAAGATGAAAACATTCAAAGAGTTACAGGAGGGTGTCTACGACCCCAATATATTTAAAGCATTCTTTCTAGCAGGTGGGCCTGGAAGTGGTAAGTCTTA